CAAGCCTAGCATGGAAGTATTAATAAAATTATCAGAAATATTTAATTGCAGTATTGACTATATATTAGGCAAATCTGACATACGTAATCCAGAGGTTATTACTCATAATCAATACTATATGTGTCCTGTCTATGGTAGAATATCAGCAGGTATCCCGAACTGGGTAGAAGAATGTATTGAAGGAAGAATACCTATTGACCCAGAATTAATGAATATATTAAATCCTGAGGAATGTTTCTTTTTAAAAGTTAATGGCGAAAGCATGAACCAACTTGTTAAAAATGGGGCTTTTGCTCTTATTAGAAAGCAAGAAGTTGTTGAAAATGGAGAAATAGCTGTTGTTCTAGTTGACCGGATTAGATGCCACACTAAAAAAGTTTTCTAAGCAAGGTGACGTAGTTGTATTAGAACCTATGAGCGATGACCTTTCTTTTACTATACAGATATACAACAAAGATACAGATATAAAAGTAATTGGAAAATATATTGGAAAGATGGAGATGAATTAATATGGAAATTAATCACAGATATGTTTCGCCTCGTGAATATTCAGAACAAACTGGGCTTGGCGTGGAAGAAGTTAAAAGATTATGCAGAATTGGAAGAATACCTTATGAAAGGTCTGATGGGGTTATTATTATATTAAAATATATAAAGATGATTGCGTAGACAGAAAAGAATACGACAGAGTTGTCAAAGAGAATATAGAATTAAAAGCATTGATAAAAAATATTAATCAATTATCTTTAATAGTGGAGGATTAAATGGCAGGAACAATGAGAAAAAGAAGTAATGGAAAATACTTCTTAGAATATATGTGTAATGGAGAAAGGTATTCTCAAACAGTAAAAGCTAATAATGATACAGAGGCAAGTAAATTATTAGCCCTGTTTGTTACAGAAGTAGAAAAAGGAAATTATAGTAATCAAAGTAATATTACTTTTACAGAAATGGCTCAAATGTTTTTAGACAAATATGCAAAAAATAATTTATCTGATACTACAGTAATAAACTACAAATGTCAACTTAATAAGTATATTTTAGATAATATAGGTACTTATAAATTAAGCAAGCTTAAAAAGCTTCATATTCAAGATTTCTCCAACAAATTATATGAGGAATATGATTTATCATCTAAGACTATAAAAAACTATATAAACTTAATTTCATCAATTTTAGAGAAAGCTATCGAATGGGGATATATAAATAACAATGTTGCTAGTAATATAAATATACCAAAAAATTATAACAAGCCTAAGAAAGAACAAGAAATTTATAATAATGAAGAAATAAAAATGTTATTTAAAGCATTAGAAACTGAAGAAGAACCTTTTAAAACAATGGTATACATCTCGTTTTATACTGGTGCTAGACGTGGAGAAGTATTAGCATTAAGATGGAAAGATATAGATTTTGATAACAATATTATACATGTAGTTCAAAATAAAATTAGAAAAGTTGATGGAACTAAAATAAAGGAAACTAAGAATAAACGTTCAAGAAACTTTGTTGCTCCACAAATTCTAATGACAAAGTTAAAGGAAATATACAATAATCAAGATAAAGAAGATTTAATATTTAACTATTATCCTGCAACCTACACAAGAATGTGGAAAAATTTTATAAAGAAGACTGATTTAAAATACATTACTTTACATGATTTAAGGCATACAAATGGAAGCATATTGGCTTCAAAAGGCGTAGATATTGTAACAATAGCAAAAAGGTTAGGACATCTTCCTGCTACCGCTTCTGCATACTATTTACACGCAGTGTCAGAAGAAGATAAAAAAGCAAGTGAAAAATTAGACAATCTGTTTTAATTTTTATTTTTTATTTTTAATTACGTCAAAATTACGTCAAAGTTCAATAGAAGGCTACAGTAAATCTCTGTAACCTTCTATTTTACTGGAGCGGGTAGCGAGAATCGAACTCGCGCTATCAGGTCGGAAGATGTATTATGACTTTTTTATGTTTTCGATATTTTCTCTATATCCTACTTGTACGTATAGTTTCATCGTATTTACTCACTACATAAAAAAGCATAAAAACACCTCTTTTTTCATAGTAATTACGTCAAAATTACGTCAATTTTTTTGTAAATATTTGTAAGTTCTTTTCTTGTAAAATAATCATCTTGCTTGTTTATTTCTTTCTTGATTTGCTGATATACATTTTCTTTTATGAATATAATTTCATTCTTTGGTATTTTCATATATAAATTCCTTTCTTTTGTAAATTTTTTTATAAATTCTCAAAAAAAACGGATATGATACGGATAATGATTTCATATATATTGTCCATATCAAGGTAGAGGTACACGTTTGAGGCACGGTATCTCTTTTTCCTTTATATATAATTTTCCTTAAAAACATAAAACGACAATAATATTTTACTATTTCTTTTTAAAATCCTCAATACTTTTTTCGACATTTTATTATAAAATTTTCGACAAAATAGTAAAATATTGTAAACTAACTTATTATCTTAAATAAATCAGTTAATTGCACATTTAAGGCTTTTGCAATGGAGATGGCTATTGTCAAAGTAGGTTCTTTTCTATTATTCTCAATATCATTAATATGTGTTTTAGATACTCCACTTCTTTTCGCCAACTCATCTAAAGTTATATTTCTTTGTTTTCTTATTTCTTTTATTAATAATTCTATATGCAAATTAACCACCAAAACTATTATGTGCAATTTTTATAAAATTATTATATATTACCATTTTCCGCTATGGCGGAAATAGCAAAATTTCTCAAATTTTTTTCAAAAAGAAAAAACTAGCAGTTGCTAGTCCTTTCTTTATAGCATAATTCATTAAAACTCATTCCACTTATGTACTTTAGGCTTTCTGATGTCAGGTATCCTTCTTTATATGCTAATTTATTCCAATCTTTATCAGTTAAAATCGTAGGTAGCTTTTTTATCTTTTGTAATGACTTTTCATAAAACTCTTGCATAAAATTACTCCTCCTTAAATATATTATACCATATTATGTAAAACAATTGTGTCGAATTGTGTCAGTTAAATAAAAAAATACCTACATCAACCAAATTTAATGTAGGTATCTATCTATATTTATGTCGGAATGTAATTATATTTTAAATCTATATGTAATATTTGTCAAGCATGTTTACTTTTTTTTAATTTTATACCTTATATATGTAACTTACTTCATTTGAATACCAATGATTGTATGACCATAAATTCCCGCAAATTCGTTGCCTTTATCTCCAAAACCTCTTGCCAAAGGTAGCCAACCATCTTCTTTAGTTTTTACTCTGTAATCCACATATCCTTTAGTTGATTTAATACGAATACCATCTATTGGCTTTCCATATATACCTGCATAAGAACTAATTGATTTTAAGTCATTAACTTTGTAGTCTTTAGAATTTACTGCTCCTAGCCAGTTTCCACCTTTTAAATGAGCTTCATATATAATATCTCCATACTGTGGTTTACATCTAAATCCACTAATAAGTTCATTTCCTATTCCTGCAAAACCTTCATCTGTATTGTCACATTTATGTACTTCAGGTAACCATTTATCTGTGTATGCTTGATATGTAATTACTCCTGTATAATCAGGTTCTTTAGGTTTATTTTCTTGCTTTATTTCATTTTTATTGTCATTTGAATTGTTACTTTGTTTCAACTTAAAACCTTCTACAATTCCATCACAAATACCTTGACATATGCTATCTTTATTTTTTTGATATGTTGCCATATCGTTCTTATTATCAATAAAACATGTTTCTAGTAATGCTCCTGATATTCCCATGTTTTTAACTGTATTGATTACTAAGAAATTTGTTCTTTTTACCCCATCGAAAATACTGTCATTATCTCTTAATGTAAAGAACTTGCTCATATTTTTCATGATTGCTTGTTCTACTGTTATTCCTGCTTCTCTTGTTGTTACATAGCATTCTGTTCCATGTCCTTGTCCGTTGCTTGCATTAAAGTGAATTTCTAATACATAGTCATATTTTCCTATCTTAAATACTCCATTTTGGCAATCAGTAAATGCATTTCTATTTTGCTTATATATATCTACTGTCGCATACTTTCTTAATTTTGGTGCTAAAATATTGACAACTTCTCTTGTTAAATTTGCTTCTTTATATCCATTTTCACATGCTCCGTGGGTCTCCTGCTCCATGTCCACTAATTAATAAAATTTTCATAATTGTTTTTTCCTTTCTCTATTTTTTAGCTAATATTTTTGTTCCCGAAAGCTTAGACCAATCGTATCCGCCTTTAGTTCTAACATATATTCCATTATTAAACGAGTAATCTGCAATATATATTTGAGTTGTTGCATAAGATGCGTCACTATAAAGTGTTATCAATAATCCATATGGATATGCTCCTGTAGGATATCCGTGGTAATTCAGTTACATCAACTGCCCCTTTATTAAATTTAAAAATAGTAGAGTATCCTAAATTCATCACTTCATCAAAACTTTTATTTAAGAACTCCATATTGTTAAATTGCATCTTTTCATAAGTCTTGTCAAAAACTTCATTTAATGCACCAACTAAGCTTTCTTTATCTGTAGTCTTTAAATCATTTAAGTTATTTTTCTTACATTCAGGTGTCTTTAACATCTAAATCCACCTTCTTCCCTTTGATTTAACACACTATAAGTGTGTGTGTGTGTGTGTGTGTGTGTGTGTACAGCCCCAATGGTTTGCGGTTTCGTATTCTTCATAACTATTTTTCCTCGCTTTCTTCACTCTTGTCTCTTAATTGTAATAATACATCTTTAAGTTTATCAGGAATTTTGAGCCCCATTTGTGCTATATTTTCAAGTAACGATATTCCTTCATTACATATAAAAAACATCATTACTATTTCACGTACAGCAGGAACTCCCAAATTCATCTCTAAGAGTACAGCTATTCCTACTACTATAAGTATTAATACTTTTTTTATAATTCCCTTAATACCGAATTTCACTTGAAAGCTTTTTGTTGTATATTGCCTTTAAGATCCCTGTTAGATAGTCTAATACTATAAATGCTACTAATAGTATAGCTAGTCCATCCCAACCGCCTAAAAAGTTAACAAGTAGCCCTCCTACTATTCCAAATATCATACTTATTGTGTTAAATAATTTCTCCATAAAATTTCCCTCCTAACTATTTATTCAATAAAGTTTCCAAATCTTTTTTATAAACAACATCAAATTCATTATTCACAGCATCTGAACTGTAAATTATAGTTTCCCCTTTATAACCTCTTACATCTTTTATATTTAAAGAATTATAAATCTGTTCTTCATGTTCTATATATCCTGTTGGTTGTGCATTTTCTTCTATCATTAAATTTTTAATACAGTCCCAAAACTCTTCTTTCATGTTAAGTCTAACATACTTCTCGTCTATCTTTTTTGAAACCCATCTGAAATTAACCCTAAAATACCTAGCATTTATAGGTGGTATAATTCTAATTCTTACATCTTCATTAGCACTATATTTCTTATCATGAAATACAGTTTGGGCAGATATAGGCTCTCTAAACTTGTTATACCAAGCAATTTGTCCTCTTTCTATGTTTATATCGCAAATTGGGATAAGACTAAGATACATCGTTATTCCTTCACAACATGGATAATATTTCAAATCCGTTAATGACTGTGTAGTATTATAATAATGATTTTCGGTTCCATTACCCTCAAAATATAATCCATCCCAATCTTCCTTTTTAAAATTTAAAACATTCTTATTTGAAACTACTATATTAAAATTCTCTGAATAATCGGTCGGTATATCTTTATTTTGAGGTATCCAGTCCTTGTATTCCTCGCCTTCAACCATAGTAGGATATATTGTAAAATCTATAAACTCTATACCATTATTTATAAAGCATGACCAATATAATAAATCTGTATCAGTTTTTGTTTTCTTGTAAATTGCAATTTTTTTATATGTATTTTCATCTACTATATTAGTAATCGTAAATCTATCACTATTAGAAGTATATTTAAGTCCAAAATTTGCAAACTTGCCTATACCTTTAGTTACTAACTTTAATGCTAGCATTTTATCATCTAAGCTTTTTTGAAAATCTACTACATATCCTGTATTAAAAGTTAAATTAAATCCACTACCATTGACTGTACATGTTCCGTTCAAAGTGACAGAGCTATCTTCATTTTTAGAAACTGTTATTCCATTTTGCGTGAAAGGAAACTGTCTGTTAGCATTAAATAAATTTGATTTTTCTTGCACATTTTTTTCGCTAACCTTAAAATTAATAAACTGCATATTACTACTATCTTTTAAATGAATATAACTGCCTGTAGCTTGTCCTATTGGTATTTGTTCATTAAATATTTTATTTTCTTTTTCTAAGACTTCTACTCTATCTCTTAATTCGGTATTGTCGTATTCTTCATAGCGTATAATCTTATTAGTGTCTTCAATCACAACATTTTCAGTATCATTTTTTTGACTTATTTCAATACTTAATGGTTCTTCTTGTAAATTAATCTTTAATTCTTGCTCCATCAAACCACCTCATTTAAGGTATATTTCTCGCCTATTTTTAATGTACCTATAACTTTTTGTTTAGGCTTATTTCCGTCATAATAAACCGTTATATCATAGCCATATGATGTATTTATTTTTAAATCTTTAGTGTCCTCGCTATTGATTTCAATTTCATACTTTTTAGTCTCTTCATTAAAAGTAATTCCATTTTCTAATGATTTTTGGAATTTAATTTCTCCACTGTTTGCGTCTTTTCTTACAGTCATATAAATTAAATCATTTTCGCCTAATTTTACATGTTCTTCATTTTCATTATTTATTGTTACTTCAATCATTAAATAATCTTGTTTCGGAAGTTCTATGTTAGTCTTTTTTATTGACATTTTAATTTCCTCCTTTTTCTATTTCCATTTACCAATAGCTGTAGCAGATATATATACAGGGTCTCCCGCTTCTCTGCTTAAAATATCATATCCTCTTAAAGTTGTATTTGTTTTTTCAATTGCATGGATACTGCCCCAATTTTGTTGAGACCCATACTTAAATTGATCACAAGTCACAACTGGATTTGCTATAAACTCAACTGGGAAAGTCCACACTCTCGTTCCTGTATATAAACTCCCCCATTTTGTATTTATTGGTTGGTCTGTAACCCTCATACTTACAGTGCATATCATCGTTCCGTCACTAAATTTAATATAATTTCCGTTTGCATTATCTCCACTTTCAACAATCCCATAATACATATGTCTATTAAATTCACTAACATTTGAACCATATTCTAATTGAGGATATATGGTTACGTTTGAAACACTTACTCCTTCGTTTATTCTTAAAAAAGCTCCTGTAATTTTTGTGTTTTCGCTAATTTCAAAGATACTAGAAGTATAAATATCTTTTAATGTTGTAGTTCCATCTTTTACTAATCTCATTAGTATGTTTTGATTTTCTTGTGAGATACTAGCTGTTAAAGTACCTATTACATTAATATTTCTATCTGTTTTATTCCATGTTCCAAACAACCAAAAGTCACTTACTGCTGTTGCAGTTCCATTTACAGTCACACTACCATCGTCATTTACAACCCATGTTATTCCTTTTATTTCAGCTTTGTTACCACCTCTTAAAGTTAATGGCAATATATTCTTTGATTTTATTTCTGCAATTCCATTTTTTTTATTACTCGGTGTCTTTAACATCAAAATTCCCCCTTACAATAAATTCAAAGCAATCTCCAGTATCGATTGTATATTTACTACTTCCTATTAAGATTTTATTTGAAATAGTGTCTATCTCTCCTACCTCTTTATAATGTCCGTCTTCTCCATCTTCTTGAATTGATTTTATTAATTTTTCTCCATTAAAAAATATGTCTAAACAATCACTTCCTACTTTATAATAACAAGGTATTGTCATCTCATGTTCGCCAGTAGTGTTTTCTTCTACTATTAACTGGTATTTATGAGAAATTAACTTACTGTATTTAACTTTTTTATTTTCGTTTTCTTGAACAATCATTATTAAATCGTCTTCTTTAACTTCTGTTGTTTCTTGTAATTCAGTTACTTTCTTATTCATAATAGTCTCCTTCCGTTATAATATTTTCTCCTGTCTCCAATGTAATATTTTCTTCATTTTCAGTCATCAAATTATAGCTTTGCACTCTTTCAACTTTAACTTTTAACAAAAAAAAAGAACCTACTTCTATTCTTGATGGTTCAACTATTTTTTCTAATATTTTCGTCATAATACTCTCCTATATTTTTATCAATACAATTTCATAATTTATTGTTATCGCTTGCTTCATAGCGTTATAAGCTGTAATTTGTATACCGCTATCTATCTTACTTACGTAAAATGGTATCATTCCTCTTTGAAAGTCTATTGTAATAAATTTATTGGGCATATTGCCTGTTGAATATATATCTTGAGCAGGAAGTGCGGTAGAAATATTTATAACTTTACAATTCGATTTTGTATATCCCTTTGGATAGCTTATTGTTTTATCTACTGTTCCGTTAAATGTTCCTTGCGTATCGCTTGCAGGAATTGATATTTGTCCACTCAACACAGAAATATTATTTTGTGTTGTATCAATTATAATGTTTTTACTTCCATCAAAATCAATATCTCCTTCAACTGCACCTTGTATCTTTATATTTCTTGCTGTCGCTAATTTACTTGCAGTACCGAGCGTTAGCACTAATATTACCAACAATATCGCCAGTATTAGAAACTTCAATTTTTCCATCTATAGTACCTCCATCTTTTAATAAATATGCACTTCCATCTTCTACGCTTTCTAATTCTTGTTGTAATTGTAATAGAATTGCTCTATACTCCTCTGTTATTGCATCGTAAATACTGTTAAAATTAAGATAAGTTCTCATATCTTGAAAATCTGTAATGCCATTTACTGTAGTTCTAAAACGTGCTAATTCATATTGGTAAATACCACTATTGTTTTTTACTATGTTTTGTTGTTTTAAATTTGGATATCCGCTTCCATCCTTTACTATTTTATATGTTGCTTGTACAAAATTATCTTCTGTATTTTGCTTATCCAAATCAATTTCGATGACTAACTTACAATAAGCGGTATCAGTTCCTGCAACCACGTCTGTATGTGTATCTTCTTCTAAGAGTCTTCCTTGAACGCATACAGCTCCACTATATACTGTCACTGTTCTACCGTTGGTAGTCATTTCCATTCCTTCTGCATAATTATCACTTACTCCATTTTGACCATTTAAAAATGTATTAACAAAAAGTGCGAAAATAGGATGTCCAAATAATTGCTTGCTAAAAACATGTCCTTTTAACATATTATCCCTTCCTCTCTTTTAATAATTTATCGATAAAATTAATTCTTATGTTTCCACAAGTATACTCATAAAACTTCTTATCTGTGATTTTCACTGCTGAAATATAGGTATCAAATATTAAAGATTCTTTTGTTTTAATTGCAATTGGTGTACCAACTTTCATGTATTTTTCATACATGTTAAAAGTAATTTTGTGATTATACGAATTTGCTTTCATTGTATCTACAGCTAGTTGCTGTGCATCTTCGTAATTTTCTGTATATACTGTCTCAACTCTTCCATTTGCTCTATCTATATCATTCATATCATTAGTAGTTGTTCTATCATTTTTTAAATACAGTATATATTCGCCTTTTTGTTCTATTCCTTTTACCTTGTTATATAATACTACAACCTTGCTAACCAAGTTTGTTTCAAATACTTCTTGATAATTTGAAATAGCTTGCGCCTGTGTATCTATTAATTCTTTATTATAAGACTTGTTCTCGATTGTGATAACAAGCTTTTTATTAACAATAGAAAAACTGTACACAATATCATAATTTTGCGTACAATTAGTCATATATGTATGTAGATTATAAATTCCATTTTCTACATTTGTTACAGAAGTCTGTTTGGGTGTATGAGTATTTACAATTACTTGTAAATACTTTCTATTTATAAATGTATCTGCATTTGAAATAAAGTTGTCTGTAATTTCCTTTGCAATAAAATCTTCTATTCCTACTTCTCTAATAATCGCTTCATTTCCAAGCTTGATCTTCTGGTCGAATATGTTAGTAACATGCTTAGTTATATATTCATAAAGTTGTTTTCCATCTTCATTTTGTATTTCTTTAACAGTTCCCCAATAAACTACTGCATTATTCTTTTTAAAAGCTATAATGTCATTTGCTTTGGCTGTAGTTTTTTTCAATATATTAATTAAAGAGCTACTATTAGTTTCTTCATCTATACTAATTTCATAATTTGCTACTTCTATAATGTCTTTTACACTAAAATCATAACTATTGAATATCCATATAAATACTTTATTGGTGTCTATTTTAATTTCTTCTTTTGCCCAAACTTGAATAGGTGTCATGTCATTGTAGACGTCTCCATATAAATCTGTAAATTTTATATCTGCTTTATAAATTCCTCCAATATCAGGTGCTGTAAGCTGTAATTCATAATACCCACTATGATTGTTATAAAAAGCCACATAGTCCTGACCGATTGAATGTTATAATTAATTGATTTTTTTCATCCATTCGACCACCTCCTAAACAGCCTTATATTGTGAATAAATACTTACTTCTGCGTTTAACACTTCATTGTCTGCTGTTAGTCTAATTTCGCAACTACGATTTTTGGGAAGTCTTAATACATTATCATTTTCAAACTCAATAACATCTAAGTTAAACAAGCTAGATTTTGTACCATCCGTATTTTGCTTTTCAATAGCAAAACGATTTTCTCTTGAGTCATATAGCAACTTTTCATATTTTCCTATTGTTGTGTGAAATGGTATTGTTTGATACAATTGCCCTTCTACATACAATTCAATTTTTGGATTTTCTAAATATCCATCCATTTCAATTTTTACTACTGCTTCTGTATGACCTTTGTTGATGTATGGTACACTTCTTGTGTTATAATCTGAAAACCTACTATCCCATCTAAAATCCCACCTAATTTCGTTATTCTGTGGTTCTATTTTATATATAAAAGTATTTTCTTCGTACCAAAGAGTTAGACAATCAAATATAATTGTTTCTGATAAAATACCATTTGTCTTAATTTCTGACTTCGATAAATATTGAAGATTTACATTTTTATAATACTGTACTACTCTACCATCTTTGTATGGTATTTTATATAAAAATCTTAGACTTTCTGAACTTTCTATAAACTCTACAAGTTTATAAAAATTGTCGTAGCTTTCAAAATTAACTGTCCCTTCTAATTGTCCCTTTTCTAGCTTTCTCAAGCTTTCTATAAAAGAGTACCCTAACTGTTGGTATTCAGTAGTGTAAGAATATCCTAACCCTGTAGGTTCTGTAAGTAAACAATAATTATGTATATCCATAAGTGAAAATTTTTGTCCTTTTTCATTTACAAGTTCAAATTCCCTTACCATAATCGCCTCCGTTCCATCATAAAAGAGGGTGTCCTAAAATGAACTGTTACCTTAAAAGTAGACAGTTCAAAATAGGAACCCTCTTTTTATTTATTAATATATTAAATTCATTAAATCGTTATAATTATCTACAGTTTTATCTAAAGTATTGTATATTCTTTTATATTCTCCAAAGTCTATATATTGCCTTTCGCTTTCTTTGTTAAAGTTTGGTAATTGATATTCTTGTTTTACACACAGTACTTCTTTATTTCCACTAGAATTGATAAAAGATATTGTAATTAACTTAGTATATGTATTTAATTCATTATCATCTAATTTTTCTTTTAGTATTCTTAACATTTCTTTTAATTTGTCTGTATCGTTGTCCCAATTATTTAATTCTAGTATTAAAGTACTTTTTTCTGCTGATGTATATACTTTTGCATTACTATATATTTTTTGCATTTCATCTGTTAAGCCTTGAATTTCACCTACTGCCATATTGAAAGCTAATGTCATTACAACTGTAAATGCTAATGATATTGCCATAATTGAAATAGCTACCCAAAACCACCATTTTTCATAAAATTTCTTTTCCATTTTAAAGTCCTCCTTTTATGAGAATTTTAACTTATATTTTAATATTGGTCAATATCTATTGTAAAATTTTACGAATACAATTTTCCCAACTGTCTATTTATTTCATTTGCTATCTCATTTGCATTACTTCCTTGAATGTTAAAAACTGGCTGAATAGTTGTTGTGTTGTTCACTATTCTATTACTGTTTACTATTTTATTATTAAGTTTTCCCTGTATATTATTAAAATCATCTAAAGATAGGTTAGGGTCTAATAACAAAGAGGTACTTAAATCACTAGCTAACATTCGTGCTGATTTTATTAACTTACTTTTATTAGTGTTTATCCCTTTTGCCATCAAATTAATCATATCTGGCATATATTCGTCTGCATCAGACAAAGGTCCTTCGTCAGGAACTGAAAAGTGCAATACTTTTCTTATAGAGTTTGCTAAACCAAAAATAGCCCCATCTAACTGTCCTCTCGAACTAAAATCCATTATTCCATCTGTTAATAATTTTACTATATCTTTTCCCCATTTTTCTGGGTCTATGTTTCCATTAAATTCATTACTAGAATCTTTAGCCAATTGTTTCATTTCTCTTTCTATATTTTTATCATTTGCAATAATTCCAGTCATATCTTGAATTTTATTTCTCATTTCAGGTGGCATTTTACTCAATTCTTGCGAATATTTATCATAACTATCCATAGCTAAACTTTTCCATGCATTTTCAACGTCTTCATCATTCTCTACTAAAGATGTTTGACTTATTAACTCTTGTACTATTTTATCTAGTCTTTTATTCGATTCATCTACAGTAATTTGAGTCTTCTTAGCTTCAGCTTCGTTATTTTCTTGTACAGCTTTGTCATTTAATTCTTTTGCTTTTGATAGATATATTTCTTGTTCTTTTATTTGCTCAGTAAAACTAGTTTTTACTGTTTCTCCATTTTTCATATATGTATTAGAAACAGAGTTTGATAATTCCTTTAAAGATTCTTCTGTACCTTTTGAATATAATTCAAAGTTATATTCATAATTCTGCATATCTTGAGTATATCCATCTACAACGTTGGTTAAAGTAGTAATTTCTCCGTTTAAATTTTTTACTGCTTGTGCCTGATTTAACCAATCTTTATACTTTGTTGCTAATTCAAATGAGCCAGTTCCTAAGTTTGATGCTTTTAAATATTCTTCTTGAAGTTCTTTTTCTTTTGCCTTTGCTTCATTTAGTTCTTCTTGTTTATCTAATAGTTCTTGAGTTTTTTGAGTTCTGTTTTTAATTGCTTCTTGATATTTTTCTTCACTTGCATTTAAAATTATTTCTGCTTTTTTCTTTATCATTAATTTATCAATTTGTTTTTGTAATTCTTTGTAATTATTGATAACATCACCTGTTGTTGTGATTTCTATTCCGAGAGCCTTTTCCAATTCATTTGTTATTACTTTTGCCCTATTTTCATAGCCAACCTTAATTTTACCATTTTCATCTGTTATCTTCTGAAGTTCTGTCCATAAGTCTTTACTTCTATCTATTTCATATAATTCTGCTTGTGCTTGATTATCTATTGAAGCTTTTAAATTATCTATAGACTCTTTTGCTTTGTTAGTAGTCTCTAATGAACTTCTCGTTTCATTAGCATAATCTCTTGTTTCTTTTGTAGCTGTTTGAAACGCTACTACTAAAGCAGTTACTCCTATTGTAGTAAGTCCTACAGGACTTATTAATGCACTCATACCTTTAGCTAAAACATTAACAGAAGCATTACTTGAGTCTGTACCTGTTTTCATTACACCCACTGCTTGTGAAAATATACCTACTCCTTTCGACACTTTACCAATCACGTTTCCTGTTGTTCCTAATATTTTAACTAAAGGTCCAATTGACGCTATCATTAATCCTGTTTTCACAATATTTTCAGTTTCTTCGCTAGATAAATTATTAAGCTTATCAATAAATTTATCAGTTTTATCCAACAGTTTATTTATAGACGGAGTAAGTTTTTCTCCAAGGCTAATTGCCAAATTATTACCTTTGTTAAGCGTTTTTTTAAATCTACTTTCTAATGTAGCATATCTTTTATCCGCCTCATTTGTTAATGCTGTATTTTCCTTAAAAGCTTTCGTTCCTGTATCTATTGCATCTGTCAATAAATTCCCCGCGTTTGCTGCTCTCAGTAAAGAGTCTCTTAATCTAACTTCTGTTAGTCCCATTTCTGAAAGCATAGTAATTGCACTTTCACCTTGTTCTTCTGCATTTCCTAAGCCTTTTATAAATTCAGTTAATGCTCCAGATGCATCTTCTTTCCAAGCTTTTTTGAATTGCTCAGTAGTCATTCTAGAAATTTTAGAAAAATCCTCCAAATTTGTTCCTGCTGTAATCAATTGTTTCATTTCAGTTGTAGTCATTCCTATTCCTTGAGCCAATTCTTTAAATCCCATCGTGTCATTTGTTGACATTAACTCTAGTTCTCTTAATGTTATTCCTGCTTTCTTTAATACTGAATCAAGCTTATTTCCTCCCATCTCAACAGAATTTTGCATTTTTACCATTGCTTTTGAAATTGCAGAGCCACCCATTTCCGCTTCTATTCCAACTGAACTAAGAGCTGTTGCTAATCCTAATATTTGTCCTTCCGAAAAGCCAACTTGTTTTCCTGATCCAGCCAATCTCATTGCCATCTCAACAATTTCTGACTCTGTCGTAGCGAAATTATTTCCTAAATCAACTATTGAAGAACCTAATTTGTCGAAATCTTTTTGTGACATTTGAGTTATATTTGCAAATCTAGCTAACTGCGTCGCCGCTTCTTCTGAAGTTAAATTAGTCGAATTCCCTAAGTCTATCATTGCTTTTGAAAAACTCAATATGTTATCTGTTTCAATCCCTAGTTGTCCTGCCGCCTCAGCTACAGCTGATATTTCAGTAGTAGTAGACGGTATTTCATTTGCCATATCTTTAATACCTTGTTTTAATTGTTGTAATTGCTCTTCTGTAGCATCAACCGTTTTTTCTACTCCTGTAAAAGCGGTTTCAAAATCTACTGCTGATTTTACAGCTATTGTTCCAAAACCTGCTATACTTGTAGTAAAAACTTTCGATAACTTATTTCCTAGATTTTCTACTTTTGAACTAACATTACTTACGGTTTCTCCAAACGTTTCTGCTTTCTTTCCCATTTTTGTCCACTTAGAAGCCTCTAGTTGTAACTTTTTTAATTCTTCTTGTGTTCTTATTATTTCTTGTTGTAATGCTCTATAGTTTTCTTGCGAAATCTTATTTCCTTTAGCTAATGTATCATCTGCTTCTTTTTGTGTTTGTTGTAAACTTCTTAGATTTTCCTCAGTTTTGCTTATCTCTTGTGTTAACACTATCTGTTTTTGGCTTAATAACTCGGTGTTCTTCGGGTCTAATTTCAATAAAGAGTTAATTCCTCTAAGTTCTTTACTCAAACTAGATGTAGCACTATCTACTTTTTTTAGAGCATTTTGAAGGGCGGAAGTATCTCCTCCAATTTCAACTAATATTCCTTTTACATTTTTGTAAGACATTTCTTTTCCCTCCTATGCTAACAATCTATCTATGTCTACCTGTGTAGCAATCTTTGCAGTCTTTTCAGTATGTCTTTCTTCATTTTTATCTATGGACGATACTAATATTTTCATTACATCAACATATGTAAGCATTCTTAAATCTTGCATTGTTAAATTAACTCTTAAGCAACTCGCCAAAAAAGAAAATTCGGGAAACGCACTACTTTCTTTTTTGTTTCCCGAATTTATTTTTTTAATTTCTTCTAATAATTCACTATCAACAAAAGCAATCTACGGCAAATTCCGTTACCTCTACAATCCATTCATCATCAATTTTAAGACTTTTAATTCCTTTTAAAAATGTTTCATAATCTTCTATATCTTCATTTGCACAAAAAATCAATGTATAAGCAATTCTTGTGGCTGCTTCTACAAAATCATCTAATTTTGTAGTGGTTATTTCTGATAATTTTTCTGTCAATTCCTGTTCAGTAATTTTTGGATTCTCCTTTTTTAGTCTTGCTGTAGTTAGTATTTGCATAATTAGATAATCTTTTAAAATTTGTATATCACTGAATATACCTTTATTGAATACTTTTCTATGTTGAATATATGTTAAGGCATTACATTCAATTTTATATTTTTTGTCGTCAATTGTTATTGTTTTCATAAATTACCTCCTAAACGGTTTCTTGTTCTGATAAAGCTTTCTCATATACTTTCTCAAAGAATTTTTCATACGCTTCTTTATTCGATTCAGTTGGTTCAATAACTACTTTTATAGCTTTATCTGTACTTCTTGGTGCCATAGTAATTGATACTTTATCAGTTTGTGGCTCTTTTGATTCTTCAATCGTGTTCATTTCACTTGAAGGTCTTTCGGCAGTGCAATCGAAATAGCAAAATCTTCTTTTCTTAACATCTCCATCTATTTCTCCCATTAAAGCAAACCTTGCATTTATGTCGTCAGCACCTTCAAATAATGCACCGTTAGCATCTTTAACTTGTCCCAATATTTCTGTGAAAAACTTTTCTATTAGCATTGCGACTTCCAAATCTCCTGTATACCCTTGATTTGAGGTAGCAACATAATAAACAATATTATCTGCATAAAACTTTGTAGTGTTCCCCTCTGGGTCAGCTGTCAAAGAAATTGCTCCTGGCATTCTGAATGGAGTCTCGTATTTAATATCTCCATTATTTTCAGTAATTTTAGCAATATGTACATTATTTAAACCAAATTTAACTTTATTACTTATTTCATTGTTTGACATTTTAAATTCCTTCCTTCTTTTTAAATTTCAAAAAAATAACTTATATTCCATACTTTTTCAGACGCAATATAAGTCACTTCTCTTTTCCATATAATTCCATAGAGAATCTCATTCTCTACTCTTTTCTCTAATTTTCTATTTCTTATATCTGTTGTCAACTCTAATCTAGCATTACTTTTTTCAAAATAAATTCTATCGTCTGCATGAAAATTGTCACTATTAATCTCTGTTGACATCAGATGAGGAGGCTCTACTTCTCTATCAAAATCATAATGCGAATACGGTATTTTTATTTTTTTTTCTTCATCTAAGTAAAATTTATCCGCTCTGCTTTCTAACTCTTCCCAAGTCATAGTTATCTCCTTATCTTTCTTTCTAATTCTTCAGTAAATTTTTGTTTATACTTTTCTTCTATCTTCCTAATGTGTGGCGTTCCTTCAAATCTTTTTCCATTTCTTAAAGCATGTCCAAATTCTAATAAATGAGTTAATCTATAATGCTCCTTATTGTAAACTATTTTAGAATATATGTCCTTAGCCTTTTTGCCATTCTTAGTACTCCATGATTTTGCATAGCTCCCGAGACTCGACTATTGTTCCACCTCTTAATCTCACTGTTTTCTTTGCTTTAGGCGATATTTGTTTTAGTTCATTTTTAACTTCTTTAATTATTTTACTTGAAACTTCTTTCACGTCATCTTCTATATCTTCTTTGCATTCTTTTAAATATTTCATTATTTCAGAGTTTAATTTATCAACAGAAATTTTATTGCTATTTGACATTGTTAGTCCTTCTTTGGCAAACTAAAACAACTTCGTCTTCATCTTCTCCGTCTACTCTTATCACAGTATAGTCTTTCCCCATATATCTAAGTTCTCCTTCGTCATTATAATTCAAGCTATTCATTTTAATTCTTATAGATGGTCTTAATCCTTGCTGATTTGCTTTATAAAACTCATCTTTCCATACTTTTTCAGTAGAAATAATAGGTACCTGTCTTTCTTTTACTTTAAATTTTTCTCTACCATTTTCCTTTAAGATATTGCCATCTTTATCTTTTAAATAAGACTTTGATAGCAATACACAACTAACATCACGCATTACTATCAAGCTCCTCCTTCTGATATTCTTCTGAAAATTGCAATTCTCTTAAGTTTGATTTATATCTATTAAGGTATTCTTTCCTCTTTTCAATATCAGTGTCTCCAAAATGAGCTTTTACATAAAGCATAATAGTATTAATTATTAAATTGTCCTCTATATTTTTTTCAACTTCTATATTTACTCTTTCTAAGTCTTTTTTGGCTGAATTAATTAACATTTCTATTTCATCATCTTTTAAGTTTGATGTATCAACAATGCTTAAACATTGTTTTGCTATTCTTTTAAGTTGCTCCATTCAGAGATACCTCCTATATTAAACAGTTTCTTGTTCTTCTTTGCTTTGACTTTCTTGTTCTGATGTTGCTACCTTTATATATCCATTTACAAAAGCTTTTTCATCTCTCATTTCAACATCTTCTCTTTCAATACCTCTAATTAAAGTTAAATCTTCTTCGAAAGCATTTAAAGCATCGTCTCCGCTTCCTACAACAGCTGTTTGTGAAGCCATTAAAGTTAATTGTTTTCTATCAAATCCTTTAATTCCTTCTTTTAAACTACCTATTATAAATGGAACCTTACCATCAGTAGTTGGAATTGTATCATTTGAATATACTTTTATTGGAACTACTGTTGCTCCAGCTCTTAATCTTAATTTTGCTGAGTCTGTTGGATCCGGATTTAGTAAAGGTCTTCCGTTTTTATCAGTTAAAGTATCTAAATAGTTTAACCCATCATCATTTGTGATTATTTTTGAAATAGATTTAAATGTTGAACCTAATGTTACATTTAATGCTTTCTTAATTCCATTTAAATCAACTAAGTTTGTTTGCTCTTTTTTAGCAACAATAGCTAAGATTAATTTATTCCATGTTGCGTTTGACTCAGAGGCTAACCATTCTGTCATATCATTTTCAATGTCCTCATCAGAGTCTTCTAGTAATTCATTTGTAACTGGCATATATCCACCATATTTAGTAACTTGCCATGATAATTTTGAATATTTTGGACTTCCAGCTTTAGGAATTTTTCCACCTTCTTCGATTGCACCAAATCCTGTAGCTTGACTCCTTGTTTTATATGTCTCTTTCCCACTCTTTGTTTTTACTTTTTTAATTCTTATTTCATCTCTTAAAGATTCCTCTGTCTCTCTCAACTTTTCTATCTTTGTTACAATATCTTCTGGTACTGTGTAGCCTCCACTTTCTGGTGCTCCTTCATTCATTACTTTGTTAACCATTGTTTTTACAGCTGTAGCAAAAGCCTTTGTTGAGTTTTCTTTTTGTCCTTCTCTTTGGTTTTCAATAGTTTCTATTACTTCTTTTGCTTCTTCTTCATTAATTTTATTCGCTTCCTTTTCATTTTCAAACAATTCTTTTTCTACTTCATATTCTTCTTTAAGTGCTTTGATTTCGTTTAAAATAGCTTTCGCTTTTTCAATATCTTTGTTTTCTCCTTCTTCAGTATATCCTTTTGCTAATGCTTGCTTAGCCTCAATTTTCGCTAATAATTCTCTCATTTTTTTATTCATAACTATTTACCTTCCTTTTCTTTTTCTACAAATAAAAAAGAAGCTATTTCATTGATTTTTACATCAACTTCCGCTTCATCTTTATTGTTTATTTTTTCTTTTTCAACAATTTTTTGCTCTTTGCCACCATAATTCTTAGTTGTTCCTGCTCGTGGCTGTGCTGGAACTGCAACAAAAGATACTTCATAAGCTTCTTTTGCTCCATCTAGTGTGAAATAACATACTTTTTTACCATTTTGCGTTTCATATTCTCTTCCCCAATAGTGAGAGCAGTAGTCTTTCATGTTGTCTACTCCGCAAATTGAACAATAAGCATGTTTTGCTTTACAACTCGTTGATACTTCTTTTTTTATTCCTGCTTTTATTTCAGAAATTAAATCTGCATTTTTATCAGTTTTAACCATATAACATTTCGCAATTAACTTTGTATAAATTTCTCCTGCTTCTGTCAATTTACTATTATCCTGAACTAATTCAGTATCATATACTCTTGCAATTTGATTGTCAGCTGTTCTCCTGTGGTCTTTTATCATAGTTTTACCTATGTATAACCTTTTTAAGTCTTTTAAGGCATTTAAGTTAAAAGGTTCATAATTTCTGTCGTCCAACTCATTGTCTCCCATTACTAACTTAAATGTAAAAATATCGTCTACTGTTAATGGGGAAAGTGTAAATTTGTTAATTTTATTTAAGTCTCCTTCGGTTATCTCCTGACTTTCTACACTTGCTGATTTACAAATCAAACCTTCTGTAACGATTTTGTCAATATCTCTGTTATTGTTTTCTGTATCCATTGTTTCATCTCCTCCTTTCCATTAGATTTCATATATTGAGTTCCTGCTAATTGAACTGGAATACTAGCACCATTTCCAAGAAGTTGGTCTCCGCCTTCTTTCGCTTCCATATCTAACAGTGCTCTAGCCTCATTTGGTGTGTAAAGGAAATTTGAAATAGCTTTGCACAATGTCTCTACTTGAGTTTTTAAATCTGCCCTCAATATAGAAGCCACATTAAATTTAAAATAATACCCTTGTTCAATCTCTTCCGATGTAAGCAATTTATAATTTAATTCTTCCTCATATTGTTTTAATATATATAGCAGTGTATCTACATAAAAACTTAATTGCTGCGCTTCAGCACTTGCATAACTTGATTTTTCATAATCTCCAATCTGATTTGGTTTTATTCCAAATGCTGCTGCAATCTGTAAAGCACTGTATTTCTTTACATCTACAAATTGATTGTCCGCTAATTTAATATTAAGAGGTGTTAAACTTGTACCAATTGGAATTGGTATAATATTTTTAACTTCATCATCATCCAAGTCACTTACTGCAAATTTCTCTATTTTATCCTTAAATTTTTTTAAGTTATCATCTGATAAATCACTAGTATATTGCACTACTGCTTTAGCTGTAAATCCACTCTTAAACATACTATTTAACATTTTTTGTGATTTGATACTTCCTTCTACAGTCATCTTTAATTGGTCTCTTACAGATATTCCTTTTATTCCATCAAATGTGTTTGATGTTCTTAAATGTATAATTTCTTCTGAACTAAACTGATATACTTTTCCGCCATGCAAATACATATAATATATATCTGCTATATCACTTAATACTTTTTTGTCGTCATACCAAATTTCAACTTCTTGTGAAGGCAGTATCCATAATGACATTTTTTTTCCTGCACCTTTTATATATGCATATGCATTTCCATTGTGATTCCTATTATGTTCCATTGTTGACCAAAAAATTGTTGAAGTCATATAAGGATTTGGTCTATCATGTAAAATTCGATACACTGGATGTCCTCTTGCAGTAATTACGCCGTTATCATTTTGATGTTTCAGCAATTTTAATGGTAATTTCCCAACCGATTCGCTTAACACTTTTAAGCAAGCAAAATATGTAGCATCTGATAAAGCTTTTTCGTTAGTTCCTCTTAATCCTAAAAAATCTATTAATTGTCGCATTTCTCCATCTTTGCTTGTTTTGTTTGTTAATATATTAAATGCTTTTTTTATTCTTTTTCCTATCTTCACAGCTTTCTCCTTTTCTCTAAGACCAACCCATTTGGTCCAAATAGTCTTCCATTTCTTTGTTATAATCTACATTTTCTTTTTCGTTAAATTTCATTTGTGTTATATGTGCATTTATCATAGCATCTACAGGGTCTATTCTCTTTGTTTTTGCGTTAGGCTCTTTGTCTATTTTTTTTTCATCAAAGCTATTTTTAACAATTTTCGCATTTGAAACACTATAGCTTAGCAGTTCTTCACCTTTGTTATATTTAATTTTTCCAGACTCAATACTTAATTGCATATCTTCTGTTCCATCATGTAAAAATCTAGCTGATTGCCTTATTTCCAGCAAAGGAACTCCAAAGGTTTCTAGGTCACTTATAAAGCCGTCTGCATTGTGAGGATCATATCCAATTGCCTGTAGTTTTAATTCATATTCTTCTATAATTTCTTTTAAGTATTTAATAATAAATTTATAATCATTTTTATATGTACTTTCTCCTCCAGTTACCGTTATTAGTCCGAGTTCTTCCCATAAATCATATGGTGCAACATCAGTCGCTATATGTTCCTGAAGTCTTCCTCTAGGCATAAATGAATGTGAATATTCAAAAAACTCTTCATTTCCTAATGGTATCTCTATATGTATTGTAGTTAAATCTCCTCCATGTGATAAATCTAATCCTACGTAACATTCTTTTCCTTGCAAGTCCTTCAATTCTAATTCTGTTTCGCACTTTTTCCATTTATCAGGATTAATAAATTGGTCTTCTGAATTTTTCACCCACAAATTAAGAGACTTTACCATGAAGTCTCTTAATTCACTACCTCCCATATCTCTAGCAGTTTGCATATCTGTAATTAAACTTTCCAATCCTTGCTGTGTAGCTGCTAAAAATGGATTAGCCTTTATTAAATTTTCTACCTTAAATATATCATCTTTTTCATCTAAACAATAAATATCAACAAAAAAGTCTTCTGCTGTTGCAATTCCTTTTAAAATATTTATACAGTACTTGTCCATTTCGTAACAAGCACTATTTATCTTATCTCCTCTTGTTGTAATTATACTTACCAGTGTCTCTGGAAGTGCTTTAGTTCCATTGTATAATGCTTTATATATTTTAGCGTTAGGATGTTGATGGTATTCATCAACTGAAGTAAAAATACTTCTAAAACCATCATCCAACCCTCCTTCTTTTGACAATGCTTCTATCGTACATTGAGTATCGTTCGATATTATTAGTGATTTATAGTCCTTTATTTCAAATAATTCTTGTAAGTCATCATCTGTTTTTATAAATTTTGCCATTTCTTCCCAAGCAATTCTAGCTTGTCTTTTTTTGGTAGCTACTGTAAATAACTTTCCATAATTATAACCGCTAAATCCTGCTATGTATGTACCTCTTATACCATTTTTAAAAGATTTTCCATTTTGTCTTGCCATCGATTCATAAGAACGTCTAAATCTTCTTTTCCCATTCAATTTTAACCAACCAAATGGACATCCTATGTCAAATATTTGTGACCCTAATAATTTAACTGGTTTCATTTCAAAGCCTTCTGCTATAGTTAATGTCTCTGCATATTGCAATATTCTTTCTGATTTTTCAGCATCCCAAATATATGGGAAATCTTGAGTTCCTTGTTTTTTTAAATCTTCTAAGTGTCTTTTACAAGCCAACATATGTAGCTCTCCCATTTTACCTTCATTTACAGTTTTCTTTGCATACTCAGTCACTCGGTCAATCATTATTCTACAACCTTAAATTTAGCAAATTTATTTTCTTTTTCACTTTCTCTTGGTGAAGGCATAATTAATTTACATCTAGAAGATATAGAAAGTCCCAAATCACTTGCGCAGGCTCTACATTGCTTTAAAGCTCTATCTTGGTATATTAAATACAAATCTATTTTTGACATTATTTTTTGTTTCTCTTCTTTTTTAGCTTTATTTAGTTTTATATTCAAGTTTTTTAATTCTTTAGTGAAAGAAATATAATTTGTGTTTGCAACTAAGTAATGTGCTAAACACTCTTCGTCTAATTCAGTCATAATTCCTATATCTAGTAAAATTTTAGATATTTTTTTGAATTCTTCTTTTTGTTTTTTAGTTAAATAACATGGTGGAGTTACATCTCTAGCATCTACTTTAATTTGCGATTCTTGCCTTGTTTTTATTTCTTCTTTTGTTAGATGTTTTTTTCCTTTCGCAGCTAGTAGCTCTATTGGTTGTCTTGGTCTTCCTGCTGGCATATATCTCTCATCTCCTTGCATTGTGAAAGTGAATTTAGGGAGTTTTTTTTACAAAAACCCTTGGGCGCCGTTGTTTTGGCATACCTACTGTACTTTTTCGAGTACCCTTACCCTTCTATTCCGCTTCTTTACAGTATTTTTTCCACTTTCATTAAAGTTATTTATGGTAACATATACATTTTGATTGTTTCTAATTGTTATATTTGGCTTTACGTCTTTCAATTCTCTTAGCTCTTCTATGGTTTCATCTAATTGTTCTCTGTTTACATTTATATCTAATTCGATTGAACGGTCTTTTTTTAACATCTTTTCCCTTTCCTCTTATAAAATAATTTATTATTCTTTTCATATAATTTAGTGGTGTTCCTTTAGCATATCTCCACTTAGTTGTATTTGTACAACCATGTATACCATCTAAAAATTGACAACATGTTTTATTGCATTTATCATTCTTTTTATAATTACATTTATACACCTTTATATCTCTTTCAATCATTGTTATCTTCTCCTATTAAACCTTTCATGTGCTATATTATGATGCTTGTGGCATAACGCAATTATATTACCTTCATCTAATCTTCTTAACCAGCCCTCATCTGTTTGTATTGCTTCTTTATGGTGCACCTCTTCTGCTAAACATATTGTATATTCATTTTTTAGCTTTGCTTCTTTTTGACATTCTTCACATAAATAATGTTTGCTTATATATTTTTTTCTTAAGTTTCTCCATGCTTTGCTATTGTAAAACTGTATATACTTTTTGTCTCTTTGTTGATTATATCGACTACTACTTTTTTGCTTATATTCTTCTATTTGCTTTTCAACTTTTGACTTACAAATATCACAATATCTATTTGGTGCTTGTATTAACTTCTGACATCTTGCACATAGTTTCATTATCATTAGTTACTTCTTCTTTCTTGTTTTCTTGAATACGCCATCTTTAGAGCCGTTATCAGTTTCTTTTACCTCTTCCACCTTTTTAACAAATACAGTATTAAATCTATTTGTTTTGGTTAATATTTCATATCTTTCTTCTGTTACTTCAAATTCTTCTCCTTGCTTTGGCATTCTTCCTAATTCACTATCTTTTAAATTTAACTCTTCATACTTATTTGTAGCTTTAACTAACATTATAAATTCCTCCTTTTTATATACTTACACTCATATTTTTATGATACTTCAAATAATCGATTGCACTCCAATATGTTAATCCTTTTTCTTTGGCTTTACTTATGTAGTTTTCTGCACTTTGCTTTGTCCATTTTCTTTTCATGCTTTGTCCATTTTCTTTTCATGCTTTGCTCCTTTCATTGTTAATAATTTTCTATACGTATCTTTATTTTTTCTTTTTATAATTTCTCCTATTCTCATAAATCCCTACCATTTCTGCCAATTTAATGGCTGTTTATTTCTTCTATTTCTAGCAATAAAATCTTCACATTTTATAATTGTAGTTGTACTAATTTGGTCATCTACAACTTCTTGAAAATTTATTCGTTTTATATTGTTTGTACAATTTTTGTTTTCACAATTTGTACATATATTTTCTTTATATAATTGTTCCATCTTATATCTATACCTCTTTTAGTTTGAGCTCGCTAGGAAAGCTCTTACAAAAATAAAATAAGGAGACTTATGAACTCTATATAATCAAGTGCCTAGCATTTTGATTGCATTAAAATAGAGCCTATCGCATTTGATAAGCTCTTTTTGTAAATTTTTATTGAATAATCAACCTTTTTGTAGTATAATAAACTCGTTCTTCCATATTACTTATCCTGCGAAAGGTGGTGATATGATGGATAAGTTTATAATGCTCGCTGTATTAGTTCTTATTTACTTAATCTTGTCATTATTTAGATAAGTTCTACATACAAAAATACTAGAGTCTGATACACTCTAGTATTTTTTTGTTCTTCATATAATAGATAAGTTCTTTCTTGCTCGCTTACAGAAAGAAAGGAAGATAATTAAAATGTCAATAATTATCTCTTATCTGTACATAGTATTATACTAGAGTTGTTTTAAAAAATCAACACTTTTTGTTAATTTTATTCACTTTATATCTATATTATACCATTTTTATGTTAATTTTGCAAATTTAAAAGAGTTAGCTATAAAATAAATCTATAACTAACTCTGATAAAATTCGAAGACCTATGTTTTGCAATATAGTATTAGTAATTTGCTACTAACTTTTATTGCTATTATAATTATATTATATCTAAAATTAAAAAACTACGACATTTTTATGACATTTTTATGACATTTTCAACCGCAATTCCAAAATCTTCTCTGTAGAGCGTTCTATCATTCTTTGAATATGTCTTGTTGACCTCGTTTGATTAAATAATTTAAAATATATTCTATTTCCTATATCTTCATATGTACAGCCATCTATATAGTATGCTATTAATATTTCTCTTTCCTTGTATTTTAAAGAATCTAATCTTATATCTATTTCTTCTATCATAGTATTTAATTCAATAATTTCCGCTTCTAATGTTTCTAATTCTAGTTTTAAGTTGTTTTCTTTGTCAGTATTATCTGTTGCATAATTTCCTACTTTATCACTAATACTGTTTTTACTTCTAATATCGCTATTTAACTCAAAACTATTAGTTCTTAATTCTATTTCTTTAATTTTTTCTAACTGTCTTAATATTCTTTCTTTTTCTCGTAATTTCAATCTTAGCTTTGCTCTATTTTCTTTGTATAATTTTAACGATATAATTAGCTGTTGTTTTGTCATTTCTTTAGCATCCCTCCTTTTCTTTAGTTATTACTTCTTTTATCATTTTTGTTTCTTTTTCTCTTAATCGAAAATCAAATATAACATTTTCGTAATCAATTTCTTTTTTGTAGTCTTTCTGTAATTTTGTAACTTCTTTTTTACAATCTTTGCAATAATCTATGCCTTTTTTGTACAATACTATGCTATCTAATTTGTTTGTCTGTTTTCCGCAAATATCACACTTAAAAATAATCATTGGTTCATCTCCTTACTTAAAAATATCTATTTTTTAGGTATTCTCATATCTTTATCTCCGCTTCTGTATATTTTACTTCTTTTATACACCTTCGTTCTCAGATGCTACATAAACTACGGGACGCACGCCATAGTAGGGAGCATACGTGATGCCGTTCGAGTAGTACAAGTAGTTGTAGAGCACATAGCCACTGCTCACATTGTGCAACCCAAAGTAAGCATAGCCAGTGTTCGTATAGACAAACGGCGAGCCGAGCCAGTACTTAAATTCTTCATTTTTGCCAAAAATTAAATCCCTTTTTGTTTCATCTTTCCAATATTCCGATTTTATAATGTCTTCATGCGTCAGATTTCTTGCATTTGGATTTTCTAATAAGTCTTGGCACAATTTATTTATTGCCTCAATTCCATTTTTAAATCCTATTTCTCCACTTAAGGTTAATTCTTGTGTAGTAGGTTTCTCTAATATTAATAACATTCCTCCGTCTTCATATTTGTGAAATACTTGCATCTTAATTTCTTCTTGATGAAAGTATTGGTCTTCATACCCATTTAATTCTCTTTTATTTACTATTGTTTTATTATTAGTTTTTAAATCGTAATAATCTCCTATTTTATAATTATTCATTTGTTTTCTCCCTTCAGAATTTTTAAAACCTCATTTATTAAATCTAATTTATCTTGTGCCACAAGGTAGTTTCCATTTATTTGTGAATATGTACTTTCGGTTGTATATTTTTCTTTTTCTAACTTTTCTATGACTTCATCAAATCTCCCTTGAATGTCCCAAGTACATAAAATCATTTTCTTAATATTTGATAAATCATAGTGATGTTTTTGCTCTCTATGGTCAAATACTATTGATTTCTCTTTTGTACTCCAATGTATATTTTCTATTTCTTCTTTACTTAGCATTTTGTACCTTCCTTTCTCTATCTTTGTATACTTCTTAACATTGATGATAATATTATTTCTTTATCTGCTCTTAATTCTCGCCTATTTGCTCTTTTTATAATAACTAATTCATTAAATCCACTTTCATATATTCCGTTTTGTCTCCTTAGGTTATATTCGTTCCATTGTTCAAGGGTAAAACCTCTAGTATCAGTACTTTTAATTGATACATATACTCCTATATCTCTATATTCTTATTTA